CGGTGTACGGAGGATTGCGCCAATCCCAGCCTCAGCGTATTTCTCAAACGGAGTGGTAAGCACTACACCCAAGTTTGACGAAAGGTTATAGATATGCGTAGACGGACCAGAGAGTAGCGAGTTAACGAAATACTCTTCAACTTTTTCTTTGAACTTAGGTTTATTCAGCGCGCTAACAAACTCCGCCGCTTTAGCCGGGTCGTCAAACGTGGCGAGGCGTTGCATAATATCTTCGATAGGAACGCCGTCAGCTTTTCGTTCGAGAAGTTGCTTCATTGCGAGGGTCATATCAACGCTAGGACGTTCACGAAGAACGCGCATTGCCCGGCCAAGTTCGGAACTTGCACCTTGAAGTGTTTCCAAAAACGCGGTGTTGGATACAAGTCCGTCCGTTGCCTCTTGCAACAAGGTCGCATCACGACCGCCAGACGCCACCCATGCCTTAGCTTTTGCGACTACATCGTCTGTGTTTTGGTACAGTACATTCTTAGCGGCCTGAATTTGCTCGGCGTTCAACGGCATACCAACTTTACGGCCAAGCAGTTGGTTAAGGTCAACGTCCTTCGACAGGTCATTGATCTGCTCAATCGTCATCGCGCCGCGTCGGGCTTCAGGAAAGTTCTTGTTGGCTTCAGCGATATCCGCCAAGAACCGTTTCGTTTCGTCCGGCGTTTCAAAGTTTGTCGCCTTCATTGTCCCGATACGCTCAGGGATTGCTGCTTCAGGGATTGCTGCTGCGGCCACGGGGGCTTCCAGTGGACCTTCAAGCGTAAACTTTTCTCTAGAAGCAGAGCCTATGCCCGTTAGGGGTGCAGCTTCAGGCGTGCCAGCGGCCATGCCTTGAAGAACATCTTCGGCACTCGTGCGCATTTCTGCAAGGCGCTCAGGCGTAATGGCCGGGGGCAACTCTGGTGTAGGTGTCGGTGCTACCGCAGCTTCAGGAATTGCTGCTTCAGGAATTGCCGCTGCGGCCACGGGGGCTTCCGGCAACTCAACAGGCTTGGCCTTTACCAACGTCTCCGGCACAACAGGGGTGGGGGCAACACGCGCAGCAACTGCAGCCATCTCAGGGGTGAGCGCAGTTTCGGGAACCGCTGCTGCAATCTCATCCGCAACCGCGCCGGGGCTAGTAGCAAAACGGCCAATAGCCGCGCTAGTCTCCGGTGCAACACGACGGACCCCCGCCGCTACTGGTTTAGCTGCAAATGGTAGGGCGAGAAGCCCAACGTTGAAGATGTCTTCAGGTGTTGCTCGGCCTAATAGAACGTCACCGGCGCTGCGTTCGGTTGTTTCAATACCGAGTATGCCTTCAGTACCGGTTTTGATGTTCCTAAGTATATTACTGGCGTAGTCATTGGCTCGGCGTTCATCAAAACCCGGAATTAAATCTGCTAAAGTTGCAAAACCGGATTGAAGCGCATCATAGATGCCACCCGTAATGGTAGTCGGAGTGTACGCTTTTAGTTCCGGTTGCCGGTTTGCGACGAGACTAATCTCTTCGGTCGGGGCAGCGGCTTGCGTCTGGTCAAAAGGTACTGCTGGCGTTCGTGCGACAACGGGGGCAGCAAGCGCGGGGCCTTTGTAGTTCTTTGCAATCCAAGCGTCGGCCGCAGCTTTAAGTTCATCGTTACTGCTAAGCGACGTTACACCGGGAAGCGTGATCGTCTCCCCAGTGGCAGGAATTTTCAGGAATACTGGTTCGCCTTTCGGCTTCTCCTCGGCCATGAAGGCTCCTTATCTTTGGTTTTTAAGCCGGTCCGCGATCAACTGGGCCGCGTCGCCTTCTATAGTTATTCCAGAAGATTTCGCACTTTTCAGGCCGGTCTTAATCTGACGTGTCGGGTTCTTTGGATCAACCGCTACAATACCATCTGCTGTAGTAATGAACCGATACGATGTCGCGCTACCGCCATCACCGCTGCTACGACCGTCACCACGGGCGAAGCGCGCCTTATCCAGCGCAAGGCTGCTGGCTTGATAGGCGGTCATCTGCTTCGGTATCGTCAGGACAAGTTCATTCGTATCTTCGTTACGAATTTCAACCGCGTTGCCAACGTCAATCTCGCGTGTCTTGGACGGCATTTTCTGATCTGTAACGACAGACGAACCATCGCCAAATGTCAGTCGCACATTGCCGGTTGCCGGATCGCGGTCACGGTTGAACACTTGTTTCGGACGGAACGCTTCTGTCTGCACCAACTTAAACGCTTCGGCGGGGTCCGCGTTCTCAAGAACGCCACGCTGGCCTTCTGGCAAAGACGATGCGTATTGCTTAATAAATGCGCGCTGCTGCGCTTCCCGCTGCTGGGACTGCTGCAACTGCGCAATTTGATACTGGGCGTTCAGCTTATCCATCTGCTGCTTGCGCACGCTCTGAAGAACAGCAGCCGGATCAGAAGCGCCACGGCTACCTGCGGCCTGAAGCACTTGGCCAAGCGCGCTGATCTTTTCGCCAGTCGATAGCGGGCCAACACCGCCGCTCATGAGAGCCTGCATATCCGCAATGTACTTTGCCGTCGGCGAAAGCTGCGGCGCTGCGGGTGCGGCGGGAGGCGCAATCCCTACCGGAGCAACAGCTTGTGGCGCGATAGAAGGCATAGCCCCGACAGAACGCACCACGCCACCCGGAGGAGTGCGGTTCGGGACCAATGATTGCAGCAAGGTTTCCATTGGAGTCGGCATCTACTTAAGCCTTCTTAGCAAATAGATCGAGAAGAGTACCAACCGCTGACGCGGCTGAACCAATTTGGCCGAGCGTTGACTGGCCGGGTGCAGTTGTCGTTTGCGTGACTGGGGACGGAAGACCTTGCGAACCCATGAGCAACGTCTGAAGCTGCTGCTGCGGGAAGCCGCGCTGTTCGAGGAAGTCTTTGTAGGCCAGATCAAGGTTCTGCTGAGCCATGCCGCGTTGTGCTTGGCCTGCGCCTTGAAGCATCGCCGCGTATGCCTGCTGATTGCCCAGCGCCTGTTGTCCGTAGCCCGCAAGAGCAGATGCACCCGCAAGCTGCTGTGCTGGCAGACCCTGTGCAAACCCAGCGGCTTGCGTGTATCCCTGATTATACAGGTTCGCCAGCGTCTGCGCTGTATTCAAATCTTCTTCGCCTGCAAGCTGCGCTTCGTACACACCACGACGTTCGTTGCCGAATGCCCGCGCTGAAGCCATCTGAGCCTTGGTAGCCGCGTCACGTTCAGCGCGGTTCTGTGCGAGACGGGCCATCGTGGCGTCGATGACGTTGGTCTGGAACGGCGACATGAAGCCGGAGACATCTTGCTGAAACTGCTGCGGCGTGTAGCCTGCTGCACGCTGAGCAACTTGGGTGGCTTGCTGAAGTTGCGGCATACCCACTTGTTCAGTGGCGGCGCGAGTAGCAACGCCGAACGCCTGCTCTTCTGCTGGGCGGAAGCCTGCGATGCGCGGCCCCATATAAGCCTGATACGGAATAGCTGCGACTTGCTGTGCGGCCCCGTAGTTACGCGCCAGAATATCCTGAATGAAAGGATTGAGCGCCTGAGTTTGCGTAGTAGTTGTAGTCGCCATTATATTCCCCGTGCGGATTGGCCGCTTAATCCTTCGTTATTACCATAATAATTAAACAATTGACAGCCCATTACTGCTCCGTCTGTGTAACAGCTAGAAGAGCAGCGGGAGCAGCGGGTGCAAATGCCGTCGCCGCCACAGTCGCAATGCTGATGTTTGTATTATCTGAGGCGTACATTACCTCGACGTAATCCCCCGCTAAGATCGACGACACCTCGCTCAATGAAACAACAAGATACCCGCCGTTCAAAGACGTTGACGCAACGCGGGCGGAGTTAGGAAAATCAGTCGTTCCATTTTTGCGGAACCACACCCAAACGCTTTTCTGCGAGGAGTTGGTAGACGTAATCTGTACAGATACAGAGAAATTATAAAGGCCAGCGTTCGCCATAACAATCCGAGATGTAGGGCTTCCTCGTGTTACGCCCTTGCCAAACTCCGTTGTTGTAAACGTCAATGCGTAGGCGGTGTTGGCAGCAGCCGGTGTCTGCGTGTCGGTCTTGGTAAACTCACCATAATATTTCTGCTGCTCAATCGTCGGGCGAACAAAGATGATACCGTCAGTCGTACCAACCTTCATCACAGCGGCCAGCGGAATGACGTTGTTTGGCGCTGTGGGCTTTACCTTTGTAAAACCACCGGCAACAGTTGGCGAGGCGTAAAGCAAATCACCAAGGGTGAACGCGCTGGTGTTCAAGCCACGCACAAAGCCCCACGTTGTGCAATAGCCCTTCTGCCCAGTGTCGGGCAGATCGTGCGTCATGACGCCAAGGATGTTGAGCGAGTTCTGGCTTCCGTCAGCAAGGTATGGCGCAACGGACAGCGCGCTATCTGGCACCGCCCCAGTAAAGCCGACAACCGTGCCATTCGGAATTGTTACGCCAGTGTTGTTTTGGACACGAGCGTAAAACTCTTCTCCGATTTGCTGGACTACGCCATATTCCATGCCGAGATCGAGTGTCTGATCGGCGGTGTTCCACGACAGGCTACCCATTGTTGGCGTGTGCGTGTCTGTCGTGACGAAGGACATATCTGAAACAATCAGCTTTGCGGGCTGATAGACGCCTACATCTTGGCCCTTCTCATAAACCGTATTTGAGAAAAGTTCTATGAGGCGGTTGCGTTGCGCCTCATATGGAGGGTCGTACTGGCCTGTCGGTGGAGGTAGTCTAACGCTCATCTGCGGCCACCCGGAATAGCATTAAGCCGCTGCGTCCCTACACGCCAATCAGACGGCGTTGTGGTTGTCACGCGCATCTTAATCTGACGCCCGTTGAAACGAACCGATGTCGGCTGCGTCAGGCTATACGGACCGTAAGTTGTCTCATCGCTGGTCGGGTAGTACCGCGTGGTAAACGTGGCGGATACACTACCCTGATTGCGTTCGTCGGGGATCATCTCGTTAATATACAAAATCTGATCTCCGTTTCCAATCTGGAACGGGCCAGTCTCGGCGTATGGTAGCGCGCCGCTGTAGTTCAAGCCAACTTCGTGGTCATAGATAAAGCCGTCCGTGCCAACCATAATCGGGTTGCGGAACACGCTGCGGTCTGTACCCGCTGTACGGGCCAGCGTACCAATCGACCAATGGTTTTCAAGATAATCCCACGAAACGTAGCTGTCGTTTTCGTTAGAAGTAGCAGACGGATAGAGCCACCAGACCTCGTTATACTGCGAGTTGTTAACGGCATATACTTTGGAGATTTGGTTGGTATTTATGTTGTTAAAAACGTAATCGTAAACTTCGCACGGCAATGGCTTCACATAGCCATCATACATGTGAAAGCCCTTCTGGCCCATCCACACCGCCATATTGTCGAGAACGGCAACACAGTTGGCAGATGCAGCACCACAGGCACGACCGGCGATTTCAGCCTGATACACAAATGGCTGGCCCACATATGTCAGAACGTGCGCGTCGATGTCCGTCAGGATAAGGTTCTGGCCGCGAACACGTTTGCCGGTGATAATCCGCCCAGGTGTTTGCAATATGATGCTGCCAGCCAGATTAGTAGACGCCGCTGTCCAGACGGTATTGTTTTCAAGATCGGACCACGCAACCTTACGGCCATCGCCGGAAGCGCCAAGCGCGAACATCGAACGCTCGGCGGTGACGAGACAGCCGATGTTATTGACGGGCGCGTTCGCAATGACAGCGGCCTTGGTCGGCGTGGTATAGTCAAGCTGCCACTCGTACAGTTTGCCGTCAGATGTGGAGCATCCAACAAGATATTCGCCCCAAGTGTCTAGCGACCATGTGGTGGCGGGTGTTACAGAACCACTGTCAGGACGAGGCGTACCGTAAAAGCCACCGCCGTAAGTACTAATCCCGTAACCAGCGCCCGTAGAAGCATCATCAGAACCCGCCGTAAAACCAACAGGCGTAATATCTACCAGAACATTGGATTGCGTTACAGCATAAAGTTTCGACGAAGTTCCGGCTGCCATCAAGCGGACACTGCCGTTTGTTTTCCATGTAATAAGAGAACGAGCCTTACCTGTTAAGGCAGAAATAGGGCGAACTTCCCAGCCCCCGACAGGCTCCATTGCGCCCTCTGTCCAGCGCACAAGATTAGTATCATACCAGCGTCCTGCTGACTGAAGTTCAGTTCCGCTGCGATAAACGCCCGGTGGGATGCTGATAGGAATTAGCGCCATGTTGTTTTCCGTGTCTAGCCTTTAGTCCTTATATCACTTCTTGCGGATTTTTACAGCTTCTTCCCATGCTTCTACCGTTCGGCGGTGACGTAAAGCGCAGTCGCCATATTTAGCTAATATATCAACTTCCCATATAGCGCGCTCAGGGTCGATAAGCGTAGCTGGCGGTGAGGCAAGCGGCGGGCAGTTACTCGCTAGGTTCGCTGGCGGCTGCGGCATTGGCGCGATTGACGCCGCTTTCGAGCAACCCGATAAGACGAGGGTCAGGAGCACAATCAGCAGAAACAGCAGGCAAAGTCTTGTATATCTCGCGGATGGTTTGCTTTTCTCCGGCGACCACGACATCGGCTTTATCTCGTTCGGATTGGTAGAGCGTTGAAACCTCATCTATTTGTCCTTGCATTTGCTGGCGCTGCTTCGCAGCTTTTTCCAGAACCGCAGAATACGCGGCATCGCACTGCCAGTCTTTGATCTTCCATCCGGAGGCGAGGCCAATAGCAAGAGCGCCTGCCGCCACATAACCCATGAATGGATCAATCCGCACCATTTATTTTGCCCCATTCTCTCACCGCAAATATAGTCGCACAAGATGCAATCGTAGCCGCCAAGTCCGTAAGGGAGATTGGCTGGCTGTTCACAATGGGCAAGGCTACCGCATTTACAATAACACCGCAAGCAATACCGACACATGTGACCGGACGCCACCAAACTCGGACACGCTCAAGCAGCGCGGTCTCAAGTTCTTTAATCGTCATTTTGGGTCTGGGTATTTAGCGTGCGGAAGTTCCCAATGTGGACCGTCCTTAAACGACTTCCAGTCCCCGCCCCACGTAATCGACACATTCTCAAGGCGCGCTGCCTTCTTCATGGCCTCTTCGATTTTGTCAAACAGCGGCCAATCCCAACGGATGCTGCCCGCTACATACGGCGCGATGTCTACCGCAAAGCCGTGAATGTGGCGCGAACGCATTGTCTTGGTCGCACCCTTGGCGAACAGTTCTTTCTGCCGCGCTGGTGTACGCAGCCCTTCGATGACGGTGAAGTCAATATCGGAAATACTGATAGCGCGTTTAACGACGCGCACCAGATCAGGGTGCACGCCGCGAAGGTTTAACAGGGAACGTGGGCCTAGCTTAAACGCCATTAGCGGTCCGCCTTGTTGTCCAATTTGTCTTCAATCCGGCGGAGGTGCATCATAACCTCGTCAAACTTCTTGTCGATGCTATTGAACTTTTCGTCGCCGAACTCCAGCTTCGTCTCAAGAATTGCTAGGCGGTTGCTGAGTTGCGTCCATACGCCAATGATGGCAAAGATGCCCGCAACGACGGTAAGAAGCGTGTCGATGCCGAACGACATGTCCATTAGACAGTCACTTCTACCCAAGCCAATGTGGCCTCGTCCCAAGTGTACAGCTTGCCGTCATCTGGCTTGGCTGTTGGTGCGTCCCATAAGCAGGTGTCATCATTGAGCGTCCATGATGGAAACGGCTGGGGCGCGATAAAGGCGTCGCGCTCTGCGTCGTAGGTGTAACCGATACCCGCATAGTTCTTACGCAGCGGACGGCCTTCGGGATGTTGGCCACCGTGTGTGTTGTATGAGGTCTGCACCCAAAGCGCAGGATCGCCAAACGCGCCTGTGTCGATAACATCCTGCTCAATGACCAGAACTTCAGTGACGATGCCGTCTTCTACTTTTGCAAAATGTGCCATTGTGCGTCCTTAGAATGTAATCGTGCCAGAGGAGTTGAAAACGTAAATTGTGTCTGACCCGCTCGTGGTGATGGTTGGTGAGCCAGTGGTTGAAACTGCCGCTGAAGAGGTAGGTACACGAATGATGACCACACCAGAACCGCCGTTAGCACTCGCCCCGCCGCCGCCGCCTGTGTTAGAGGTGCCGCTAGAATAAGCTGCGCCGCCGCCGCCAGCGCCGCCGCCGCCCATGACGGTGGATCCAAAACCGCCGCCGCCGCCGCCGCGAGTTACGGATGTTCCTGTAATTGATGACGCCAAACCAGCGCCCCCGTTACCGCCATAAGCGTTATACTGGCCCGAGTAAAACCCGTTGTTGCCAACCGCGCCAGCACCGCCACCGCCGCCGCCGCTATAATACCCGTCCCCGTAAATGTCGCCGGGGCCGTTGCCGCCAGCGTTCCCTTGCCCAAAAGTCCCGGCACCGCCGTTTCCGCCAGTGCTAGCGCCGCCGCCGCCGCTTCCGCCAACAGCACCGGTATTCGCAGCACCGCCAGCGCCGCCGCCGACAGCATTTACTGTAAAGGCTACTCCGGTGTTTAAAGTCCCTTGGATAACGCTAGGGCTACCGTTAACACTACTGCCGCCAGCGCCGACGCTAACTGTTACAGTTCCTGTCACCGTCGTGCCTGAAGCTGTTAGGTAGCCTCCTGCACCGCCACCACCGCCCCCAAGCCCAGAGCCACCACCGGCGATAACCAAGTAGGTGAGAACCGCCGTGCGATTTGAAATCACGCCAAATGTAGCGTTCCAACTGTTTGTGCCTGTTTTAAGAAGTTGCACAGTTGCGCCAGAGGGTACAGATGGAGTTGTAAGCACCGTAGTGCTTCCATTGGCAAAGATTGAAACGCCTGATACCGACAGCGAAATCTGTGTTGTTCCGACGTTGACAAACGTAATTAACGTCCCAATCGGAAAAGCCACTGACGCATTGGCCGGGATCGTAATCGTCTGTGCGCCAGTGTTGGCCGAGTAGATATGCTTACCGGCATCGCCAAGAACCAACGTGTAGTTGCCTGACTGCACGTTCTGCGGGTAGGAAACACTGCCGCCAGCCGGTGCTGCGGACGTCCATGTCGTGCCGTCACTGGTCAGAACGTTCCCCGACGCGCCCGGAGAAGATAACCCAGTCCCGCCCTTGGCAGCGGACAGCGTGGTGATTGTTGGCTCTTTGGCATTAAGCTGCGTCTGGATGGCGGATGTCGCGCCATCAAGATAGCCAAGTTCCGTAGGACTAAGCGTCGCGCCGTTGGCGGATACGTTACCCGCAATAGTCAGCACTTTGCCCGCGCCGACGTTTAAGCCGACAGACGTTCCTGTGCCATTCGCAGCAAAGAGCGCGTCGAGTTGATCGAGATCGGTATTGAGTTTTGTCCCCCAAGTATCGGCGGATGCGCCAACTTCAGGTTTCGTCAATCCAAGGTTTGTTGTGGTTGTATCAGCCATTTAAATCCTCACGCAGCTATCTGCCATATTTCTTCTGTAACAGAAATTGGAGTCCATGTCTCTGGTGTAATTGGTTGTGGCTCCCATTTCTTAACAGCAGTTATTGTAACGCTAGAAACACCGCTTACAGCCACACTGCCGCGCTGCACATATCCCGCGTTCACCGCTACTGAAGCTACGGCGCTTGAAGTTGCCGCACCCGCAGCCGTAATTTTTGCATCTACAGAAATCGCGGACGTAGCCGTTGTCGATACCACCCCAGTAACGGAAGTGCCACCAGCAGCGGTTACGGAAGATACCGCAGAAACGGACGCTGAGGCGGTTACAACGCGAACCGCAGCAACTGTGGTAGTTGATACCGCGTTAGCCTCTACCGCTCCGTCTGTGCGCTCCCCAGCCGATACGCTGACAGATGAGAAAGCGTTGCTTTCAACAGCCGCTTCCTTGATGATTACCGCAACAGCCGTAATTGTGGATGACGCAGTTACGGATACCGATCCCTCAAGTGGGTCGATACCGTAGGAGCCAATCCCAAATAGGCCGCTGCCGTAGCCCGCCATCTATTAGTCCAGCGTAATGTCGTAATCGCCAGCAGGAATGCGGAACACATCGCCGCTGTCAATCGTCTTGGAGGTTGTCAAACCGCCATACGCCAGCATATTGCCACCAGTGGACGCATCAAAGATAGCTGCGTAGGTAATTGTCCCCCACGATGCCGAGGCAGTCGGGAACTCTACAGCAGCCGTGTTGGACGCAAGGTTGGCAGCAACCGTGAAAGCTGCTGTCTGGCGGGCGTATGAGCCGCCAGAGACTTCCGTGCCGCCACCACCTTCACCGGGGTTAGACGTAAACAGGCCGACGTAAAGCGTGGCCGGGGCCGTGTATGCTGTTGCGCCGAATACATGGAGGAGAACTTTGTTCTCAAGATAATTGGAAAAACTCATCCGAATGTCCTTATGCGGGGTTTAAGTTTAGACGAACCAATACGCGCACGCTCGTCGGCGATGCGCATATCTTCTACCAGCTTCTCATATAAAGAAGTCCAGATGGCGGTGCGTTCATCTTCCTTTAAGTACGGCGAGGACTGAGCCAGCGTGCCATACAGGTAGATGTCTGGGCTTTCAGTCAAAAGCCAATTAGTCGGCGCTGCATCGGACAATGCGGGCAGCTTGGCGTAGTAAAGTAGTTCTGCTTCGTAAGACCCATCAGGCTGCGGTAGAACTTCGAATTGCTGGCCGATAGTCGTAAAGAACATCGGCTGATTCGCCGCGCTATACATCTGGCTATCTTCGAGAAGTTGTTCTGGCGTGACGTAGAGCAGCGGCGTAATAGGGTTTGTGTTCAACTGGAACCGGATTGTTTCTTTCCAGTCAGATGGAACAGCAAAGTACGGCGTATCCATAGTGGCGGTTGCCCGCGTCACCATCTTGCGGTGACGAATTTGACGAGTCATCTGCGCTTCAGCAAGCGAGATAAAGTTGGGTATAGCGGCCGTCAAATCAGACCGATTGAGCCAATCGGCGACTGCGGTCTTCAACTCTGAATACGTCGTAATCGCCATTAAACAGTCCCCGGCCTTGTGCGGAAGTAACGATTATCTGGGTCGTTCAACCACTTCTTCATCGCCTCTTGGTCTTTAGTAATACCTTGGCGCTCAAGTTCATAATACACTGAAATTGGGATACTGCCAACCTTTGTCCATTCACCCCAGCGTTCCGGCGCTTCGTTAAACTCGCGCTTGTTCTGCTCGATGATTGCCGAAACGTCCTGCTCTTTCGAGATGATCGCTTCGTCCTTCTCGGCATCGTAATCGTAAAATGTTTTGACGCCGGTGAAAGCATCGTCGTTAATAAGGCGTTTAGTCATAAAACCCTCAATAGTTAGATGAGGGGGCGTTATGCCCCCTCACCCAAATAGACCTTCTTACGAAGTGGTCAAGTCGGCTACGATACCGTGCGCAGCTTGGTTGTTTACCTTCAAGCCATACTCGACAAGGAGCAGAGCCTTCTCGGCGTCACCGGTTTTCGCCAAGTCCATTTTCTGGATTGGACGAAGAACTGCCAACGATGCGTAATCAGGATCGACTACGAACGCATCACGGTCGCGCTGGAAGCGGTTAGGAACGATGTTGACCGTACCGAAGTCAGACACATAAAC